CAGGGGCCGCGTCACCCGGGGACAGCAGGACGTCCATCGCTGGCAGGACTACGCCCGCGAGCACCACCCGGACCTGTCCGGCGAGACGATGCACCTGGGCGCGCTGCAGATGCTGGGCGGCGATCCCCCGCTGCGGGTGCCGCCGTCTGTCGACACGCTGCGCCCGGAGGCCTGCCCGGTGTGCGGCAACTCCGACGTGTTCAAGGGCCAGCGCTGCCCGGTGTGCGGGTTCGTCTCGCCGCCGGACATCTTCCGCGACCCGGACATCGACCAGGCCAGGGCGAACCGGGCGGCGCTGGAGGAGGGCGCCGAGGAATCGCCGTACCCGGAGGGCCCGGCCGACGAGGAGGCCATGCTGGCGGAGCAGGGCATCCCCGGTGCCGAGCCCGGCATGAACCCGGAGCAGGTCGGCTCCGGCGAGGATGCGCAGGACCAGCTGATGCACCCGGACCAGATCGCCCCGGACGGCATCCCCGGCGTGCAGCCCGAGGCCGCCCCCGGCCAGGGGATGCTGGAGCCTTCCGGCGAAGAGGAGCAGCCCGCCGGGGAGGACGAGCTGGCGCAGCCCGGCGAGCTGGACGAGAACGGCGAGCCGGTACCGCCGGAGGAGGAGCAGCTCGAAGGCGAGGCGGAAGCCGGGGCAGGCCGGGAGCTGGAAGAGGCGGGCACCCGGGACGAGGAGGAGCAGGAAGAGGCCGCCGAAGAGGGCCTCTCCCCCGGGAAGGAGCAGGACGAGGACGAGCGCCCTGGAGGGAAGATGCCCAAGCGCAACGCCGCCGCGTCGGTCACGGCCGCGCAGGACCGTGCCGTGGCCGAGCTTCGCCGGGAGAACGCCGTGCTCCGCCGGCAGCTGCAGTTCGTCGCCGAGCTGGCCGGCATCGGGCCCGAGCTGGACGAGATCCGCCGCCGGGCCGACCTGGCCAACCCGGCGCAGCCGGTCCCGGACCCGGCGGAGGAGCCGCCGACTTCGACGACCGAGCAGGCGCTGGCGACCGGCGCCCCGACCGGCAGCGGCTCGGGCACGGCACGCGGTCCCGGCCACACTGAGGATGACCCGAGCCGGCCCGGCACCACGCCGGGCTCGCTGACCGCCGTGCCGGCCGAGCAGACCACCACGGCGATCACCCCGGGCGTGGAGATGCAGACGCCCCCGGCCAGGCAGCTGATCGACGTGACCGCGCCGGTCACCGGCACCAACCCGTCCCAGGACGGCGGCGTGCCGATCGAGCAGCGCCGGATCGAGACCGACGTGCGGGTCAACCCGAACCCGCTGGCCGCGCAGGGGCCCGGCATCGGCGGGGCGGGCAACGACGGCACCGCGTTCCCCTGGACGATGGCCGCCCGCCAGGTACTCGGCCCCGGCGAGGCCGACGAGCGCGGCGCCCGCACGATGGCCGCCATCCGGCTGGCCCGGCTGCAGGTCCAGGCGGGCCTGGCCCGGGGCGACGAGCTGGAGGTGGGCTCGGCCATCGAGGCGAATGCCAGCCTGTCGCTGCATGACATCGAGCACGAGATCAGCACCATCACCCGGATGGCCAGGGCGACGGCGGCAGCCCAGCCGCGTTACCCGCGCGGCATGGCGCCGCGCCAGGCGGCCAAGGCCGCGCCGAGCTTCGCCGGGCCGCCGGCCCCGGTAATGGCGATGACGGCCGCCGCCGACAGCGGCGACGACTCCGACCTGTTCATCGACTAGGCCATGGCGCCCCCGCCGGCTGCATACACCGCCCGGTCGCCCTGGTGGCTGTTCCGGCTGCTCTGCCTGGCCGGCGCGGCCTGCGCGTTCATCGCCGCGTTCGAGTTCGCCGCCATCCTGCACGGCGGCAGCGGCCTGGGCATGGCGTGGCTGGCCGGCGGCGTCTCGGCGTTCTTCCTGGCCTGGGCCATTCCCTAGGGCAGGCGGTGCCCCCGTGACCGCCTGCCCCGCCGGGACTGCCTGGCCGAGCACTGCTATCCATCCGTGCCGAGCTGAGCCGCTCCCAGCCGGGCCTTTCCGGCCATGCCCCGCCGCGCCAGGCCAAGCCGTGACTAGCTTCGACACGCCCAGCGCTGCCTCTCCGGCCATGCCTTGCCAGGCCAGGACGTGCCTCGCGATCCTCGCCAAGCCCCGGCTGCCGTCCATGCCTCGCGCCGCCTTGCCGCGCATCGCCATGACTTGCCGCGCCTGGACGGCCCTGCGATGCAGCTCCGAGCCGAGCTGTCCGGGATCTGCCGGGCCAAGCCACGAGCTGACTATCAAAGAACCTAGCACACGAAGGAGGCCATCATGCCCTGGAGCGTGACGATCAAGAGCGGCTTGCGCAACGTCGTGCTGCCCGATGGCACCGGCAACGGGGCCGGCAAGCGCTACCAGGCGGGCGACGTCGCCTACATGTCCGATCAGGACATCGCGCTGCTGTCCAAGACGGCGATCGCGAACCTGTTCACCGCCGCCCCGGCGGCGGTCTCGGCGACCTGGCCCGCAGGCGGCGTGTGACTGAGCCGGAGGAGTGGCTGGTCACGCCCGGCGGCAGGGCGCACCTGCTGCGGGGGGACGGCCACAGCTACTGCGGCAAGTACTCCCGGGCCGACCTGCGTCCCGGGGACACCTCGAACCGGTGCAAGTCATGCACGCGGTGGCGCGAGCTGGCCCTGGCACGCCGGCCTTCACCTTCTACCTGAGGTTGAGCTAACCCCGGAAGAGGCAGAGGACTGCCCCGCGCGGGGCCGCCCCCGGAAGAGGCAGGACGAGGCGAAGGAGACAGTGGGATGATCCGGACCTACTTGTCGAATGATTACATCAAAAGGACAGTCCGGCCGCTGTTCGCGTGGACGCAGGCGACGCCGAAGCCGGCGTTCCTCGACCCGAACTGGACCCGGGCGGTGCCGGTCTGGCCCGGCATGGGCTTCATCCGCACGGGCGGTGACCTGGTGACGCTGGCGGGCGCGAACAGCGTCCAGATGAACGGCGCCACGATGGCCGGCGCCGCCGGCGCGTCGAACAACGGCTCGACCTACACCGCCGGGGCGCTGCCGGTTTACGGCCTGGGCGCCCTTTACGTGGGCGGCGACGGAATCGATGAGCTGCTGTACGCCGGGATCAATGCATTCTCGGTGTGGGTGCTCGGCCCCGATGCCGAGTTCGAGATCCTCGCCCCGGCCTTCGACCCCACCGCCACCTGGGCGGACCCGACTGACGGCTCCGGCGCGAGCCTGATCGGCGTGGCCTGCCAGACCGGCACCGGCACCGGCCTGACGGCGGCCTCTCTCCAGGGCCAGCTCGTGCCCTGGTCTTCCAGCACCTCGATCTCCGCGCCGGTCGCCCGGCTGCTGAAGGTCAACTCCAGCACCAAGATCACGATCGGCGGCCTGGAGCCGTACAGCGCGGCCATGCTGGCCGCGACCTCGGCCAGCTTCGCGGCTGCTGGCCGCGACTGACCACACGGGAACGCAGGAAAGGATCACCAGGATGACCGAGCTAGCCACCGTGGCGAACGGGCAGCTGACTCCGGCGGCGCCGCTCGGCGGCCTGCGTCCCCGGGTCGCGTCCCGCAAGAGCGACGACTACGTTGCCCAGATCGAGGCCAGGCGGGCCCGCTCCGCGCCGCTGACGCGCGAGGCCAAGGTCCGCAAGATGGCCCTGATCCTCTCGGACGAGCTGCACGGCTTCCGCCGTCTCGGCGTCGGCATGGTCGGCCCCATCCAGCTCAAGCTGCGGTACCAGGGCATCGTCCGCAACGTGCTCGTCGAGGACCCGGTGACGCCCGGGACCCCGGTCGAGTACGACGTGTGGGACGACCTGGGCCAGGCCTACATCCTGAGCGGCACCGAGGGCGAGGTCCGGGTCACGCCCTTTGAAGGCAAGCGCATCCCGGTGCGGTTCTTCCGCATCGCGTCCCGCCCGGCGATCCGCAAGGAGGACCTGTTCTACCTCCGGATCAATGCGGTCGAGCAGGCCCAGGACGAGACCAAGCAGGCCATCCTGAAGCAGGAGGACGCCCGCCTGCTGGTTATCCTCCAGGCCGCGGTGACGGACTACGCCACCCGCCCGGACCACGTGGTCACGCCGAACCACAACATCACCGAGGCCTCGGGCTATCTCACCCCGGGCAGCCTCTACTCGGCTGTCGCGATGACGGACCTGCACGAGCTGCCGTCCGCCCGGCTCATGATCAACCCGTTCGACTTCCGCGACATGTACCGCTGGGACATCAACCA